GGCGACGTCTGGCCTGACGCCAAATCCCTTCCAACAACCGGAAGCCGGAACACAGACATCGAAATAGTCTGTCAGTCCGCTCTTGAGCGGGTGACAAAGTATTTTGGTGTCCCTGTTCCAGTTTCTTGTGTTGTTGTGAAGGAATCTGGCGGCAAGTGCAGAGTCGTCACAAAAGCTCCTTCCGATCTTGTGTTCGTTGCTTCCTGCCTCCGTCGGTGCATTTGGCCGCTTATGGAAGAATCGCGAGCCATCGACCTGGATCAATTTGGCTCTGAACTCCGACCTGAACCCTCCAATGTTGGTCAAGGACGTTTGCTTCAGATGTTTGGCGGTTGGTATTCCGCAGATCTGACACGTGCCTCTGACCTGATGCCTTTCGACATCTCTCAAGGAATTTGGGGTTCTATTTGTTCTCATGTGGGTTGGGACCACAAGTCCCTCCCATATAGAGTCGGAATTGCCTGCCTGGGACCCATGAACATCGAGTACCCGGAAGATAAGAAGCGAGTACGGTCTTCGAGTGGTATCCTTATGGGACTTCCACTCACCTGGATTGTACTCACGTTTTATAACCGGGCAACTTTGCAGATCATTAGTCCTGGTCTTGGCAGGATGGCGCTGTTCCGAGGAGATGACACCGTCTTTCCCTCGACGGATCGAGTATCTGACGCCTACGAACGAGCCATTACGGGCGATGGAGGTTTGATTAACAAAGCGAAATCCTATCGCAGTGCGATAGGATGGACCTTTGCTGAGCAAACCTACATTGTCCGTGAATGGCAGTCCGCAGACCTCAAATACACCGATCTGTCGAAGGTGCTCGATGTCAGCCTTGGTATGGGCCATGTTAATAAGAGCCGTGTTCCGCTGAAAGCCGAACGTGTTCCAGACGCGCCGATCCGTTACGCCATACCACGCCCGCAGGCGAAGATACCGTGGTTCATGATTATGGGACCGTCGTTTACAGCCAGCTCCGCCCAGTTGGTTCGAGGTGATCGTGCTTGTTTCAAGCGTTATCATCTCGAATTCACTCGGCAGAATGCAGGCTATATCCAACGGGCCCGAAACCATGGACTTGGTGTCTTCGTTCCCCGGGAACTTGGTGGTTTTGGCTTGGTTCATCCCTCGGGTATATGGGCAAAAGGAGTCAAGAGTAGTCGGTGGTCTTGGACCGCCGTAGCTCTTTGGGCTACAAGCAGTCGTGACTTCCTTGTTGCGCAGAAATTGTACCCGGTGTTTCAGCCTTTCGATTTGTCTGGGGTGGAAACTTATCAAGGTGAGGTCCTTAATCAGGTCCTGTCCCTTGAAAAGAAACGTTCCCACCTCGCGATCGATGTGGCATGGGATGGAACTGTAACGGGTCAGCGTGTCTGGGATACGTCCCGTGGCTTTGGAACAGCTGAGAAATTGGTCGATGTGCTCGCAATTCAATCTTCGCATGAGCGTAACTGGCGACAGGGTATGGGCTACACGGAGGTGAGGCTTCCATTGAATGTCAATTTGAAGAAAGCCTACAAAGACGTCGCAAGACGGTCTAGGACCTGGCGGAGGAATATCATGACTGTGCCCCCAAAGCCGAGCTCTGACATCAAAACTGATGTCAAAGCTCGACCCCAAGGGCGCAAGGCACGAAATTTCCCCACC